TTTGTTTAGGTATTCATAAGGAGTATCTTCAGGAGATCCTTTACGTAAAAACTTATCGTCACCGTCATCAATTACAAAACTACTACTGCCTAAACGATTGACATGAACAGTTGCTTGACTTTCTTTTACACCTATTCTACCTTGTGGAGATCCTCCACGCTTATCTAACGGGCCAGGTGTACTAAATCCGTATACAGCACTAGGAAATTCTCTTTGCGCACTTGTAGTTGTTATACCTCTAATATCATCTTCAAGTGTTCCCTGTTCTTTTAATGTATCAACAAAATCATCGTTTACTGGTCTTTTGTATTTTACAACATTATTTGTACTCGGTTTAGTAATCTTTTTGTTGTATTCTCCAACAGGTAATTTTTTGCCTTTTAGATCGCCTGTTGCATTTGAAGTTTGTTCAGTTGCAGGTTGTCCACCGGGCAACATATATGTCATTCCTTTTTCAGGAATACAAGCAAACCAATAACCAAATTCTCTGCTGCCTTCAACAAAGGTCACAAGAACTAATGTTCCTGGATCCGGTGGTACCATCCAAAAACCATAACTTTTTTGTGTATCACTATATTTGTCATTTTTACCTAAATGCTGAGATCCTGTAACTCCGTAAAACGGACTAGCATAATAAACAATAGCTGTTTGACCAAGTGTTTCGCCGATGTTTCCTGCTTCTGTAGTTTTTAATAATTCAACTTCCAAGCCTCCTAAATAATAAGGATCGGAATGCTTGATTACACGAGCAATAAAAGGGCCGGCATTTTTAGCAGGTTCAGCTATGCCTGCTGTACGTTTTTGTTCTGGAGATTCATTACTTACTGTTTTCTTTTCCATGTTTAACCTTTGTATGGCGAATTCATATTTTGTGCGTCAGTACTATCCTTAATTTTTACAGGATTGTCGCCACTTGTATTAGTATCTTCCGGTTGCCCTCTTCTACGCAGAAGTTTTAATGTTTGAGTAAATTGATTTCCTCTAATTTCGTTTGTTATTTTTGTGACTCTGTAAAGTCCACTAAACTGTTGTACAGGAATTGTGTCTTCTGGAAATATCATTCCTCCTGTTTCAGGATTATAATCTATAGGAGTTCTAAAATTTAGTAAAACATCTGACTCACTACGCTGATAATCAATCTGCCCGTTTGCTGTACTGTTTAAGTCGCCAGGTGAGTCTGTCCAATTGCCCATTCCGCTGTCTACAATAAAATACGGATCGCCAAATATTTCTAAATCAACTTCTACCAAGTCCATGCTACCCGATCCAAGGATGTTATCGTGAAATTGTCTTGCCCAACGTATTTTACTATTATCTATTCCGGCTCCTCCGCCGCCTTGGGTACTAGTACTTTGATTAAAACTTTGAACTGTTAAACCTGTTGCACTATTTGCACCCGAATTTTCAGTTTTCATTGTTAAAGTTTCGGGAGTTTTTAGCACAGTATTTTGTTGCAATCCTCCTGTTTTAAAATCAAAGTTGCCTTGTCCGTAATCCGGCTGTATAAACTGGAAGAACGCTGCATTAAATTGTATATCAAAATTTAAGATATCTGTATTTTCGCCACTGTAGATATAATTGTATTCTTTTTTAGCGCTTTCACGGAGTGCATTATAACTCAAGCCAGGATCTCCTGGTCTTTGTAAGTGGCTGCTGTGTACCATGTATTCTACAACTTTATAATGAAATACTTTTGCATCCTCACCGTACACATTTTCTTGATCAGCATTGGCTTTTAAATAAGTTTCTGCATCAATTCTAAACCAAGGTACCATACCGTTTTCGTCTGGAGCACGATCTTTTAATTCTTTTGCCCAGCTGCTGGTTAAAACAATATCTTCTATTATTTTAATCATACTTGTACCTGAGCCATATTCAAAAACACGCTCATCATTGCTAACAGTGTTTTTACCTCTAGTCATAACTTTGTTTTTCTTATCGTAGACTTGGCCAGTTTGAGCCATAGGCGCTTTACCTTGTTCTTCGTGTCCATTAATAATACCTGATTGGCCTAAATTATTTAAACTACCAGGATCTTGCGCAATTCTAGCTAGATTTTCTCCGATACTGCTTTTTGTAAGCACTTGTCCGGTTATCATACTTAGAAATCCTTCAAAGTTTTGAGGTGCTTGTGCTCCAAGGAAGCCGCTAATACCTTCAAATAGTCCTTGAACATCTCCGCTTTTAAAATTAGTAAGCAATCCTCCAATTAGACCACCGCCAAATCCTCCAAGACCGCCGCCAAATACTCCGCCTAGAGCACCACCTAGTGCATTTTGTCCTATATTTTTGTTTCCTGCTAAACCGCCGCTGATAATGCCGCCAACGGCACCTGCTGCTATTTTACCAAAAATGCTACTTCCACTTTTACTACTAGAGCTTTTAGTTGTTGCGCCAGCATCACTTGTACTTGATGCTTGTGCCGGATTAAACTTTGTTGAAATATCTGCTGGAAATGTGACAATAAATTCATCAGCTTCTAATAATTTATTTTCTTGTCTTAGTTCTTCAAAGTATCCATTCATTATTGTACACAAACTTTGTTCGCCGCTTTGCAAACATTTTTCTACACTATTTCCTTTTATACTAAGATCAACAGGAACACCAGTTTTATCATCTAAATATGCTTGTTCATTCCAAGGCATTGCTTCTACATTATAAGTAGTTCCGCCTTCATTGACTTCAAAAGTTATATTTGTAAGTTTAACAGGTACATCTCTACGTAAATTTTGTCCGCTTTCTGTGACAATTATGTCTCCGTCATCATCATAACCTACAAATTCCATACTCAACATATACGGAGCACGTTGATAATTAGAAAAGCCACTCATTGTAGCAGCTAACTGACAAGTTTGTAAAAATAAACCCATACTATATGGTTCTGTGACAGTAAATTCTATATAAGTTGCATTTGTACTGCGTGATTTTGTATTTGGAACACACAATGCTTCTATCATTACATTATCTACATAATATTCAAGTTTACCGCCTATTGCTTGTTCATATGCTGTTGTGACTTTGTTAGTTGAAGTACCTCCACTCTGAAAAATTACATTTGCCGGGCCGTTTACACGATAAGTGTCGTTAGGCATTGCAATTTCTTCACGAGTTAAGCAACTAAGCGTGAATATAGTGTTAAAACTACTAAACTGATGTAAAGAGTTTGTTTCAATTGCCATTATAAATTAAGACCTTTTTTTACAGAAGAAGATTTTGGCAAATATATTTTTGTACCAGGTATAAAATCAAATACAGGATCTTTTAATGTATCTATGTTCCTTTGTGCAAATACCCACCATAGTTTAGATGTACCGTAAAGGTCAAAAGAAAGTAAATCAGGTCGATAAGTGTACTGAGCTTCAATTGTATATAATATATCATCGTCTTCAGCAGGCACTGGTCGAATTCTAAGTATATCTAGCTCACCAGTTTTACTATAATCTGTATTGCCCCATGGACTTGTTTTACCATATTGTGCCATTAGATAAATCCTTTATCAGCAAGGTTGCCAGAAATAAAGTTATCCATGCTAAATTCACTAACTTTTGCTCTACTGTGTACTACTTTACATGATATGTTAAATGTACTGTTTGTTGGTACCATTTGATACTTGTCTGGAGTAATACCAGTTGCTCCTACTTGCATGTAATCAACATTATTAGGCAAATCAAATGTAAATTGTGTAATTACTACAGAAATGTTATTCATAACATAACTTCCGTATCCATTTAACTTTACAACTGGTGGCGGAGCACCTTTTTCGCTGGTATCTCCATAAAACATTTTAGTGACACTACGGAAATAATGCACTGCGGCTATCCAATATAGCCCATCTTCTTGTGTTTGTACTGGAAAAGCGCCGGCGATATTAATATCCTCTGTTCGGCTACTGCTATATGCAGGAAAAGGATAATTACTATGTACAGGTGTCATATCGTTGTAGCTGGCACTAGTCACAAAAGTAATAACAGGAGTAACAGGAAATACAACATTATATCCAGTTGTAGCCAAGGGTGATAAAATTCTGCTGCTACGATAGGTCGACAACGTAGGTACACTTACTTTTACACGCCAATCCGGTTGTGTATCGTCGGTAGGTAAAAATGTTGCAGTTTGTGCTAAACGCTGACTAGGTTCTGCACCATTTGGCAAATTATTTAAGCGTCTTTGTCTTGTAATATCGTTTGGATTTGTGATAACAATGTCGCGAGACCCAACAGAACCAAAAGTTGTTCTGTTTTGTGCTGATACATTTCCTAAGTTATTAGATTGTCTGGGGTTATTAGCCATGTTCACTCCTATATACTATTTAGTTGACAAATATATGTGCGTATATTATAATAAACTAAAGGAGCCTTAAAATATGGCAAGAAAAGTAAATTATTTGAATAATAAGGATATGTTATCCGAAATACACAAGTCTAAAAGTACGTTTTGTAGTTATGTAGCACCAGAGTACACTCTATATGACATTATACTTCCTGAACTGTCTAAAATAAACATTAGAACAGTAGCCGAAGCTAAAAGAAACAAAGCAAAGAAACAAGGGTCTCAGGCATACGAAGCAGCAAAGGCTGCTGGCCGTAAGGTAAAACAAGCAGAATTCGAAGTTGACTATCGAACAATTGAAAAAACTGACCTTGTGTTTCGTATTATGACATTTGATCATGTTCCAGACGAACCTGGACGTAAAAAGAATCCTAAAACAGTTGCAGATCACAAAACTAAACTAAACTTTCCACCATTCCAGCATTGGAAGTTTGATGATAACGACAATCTAGTATGTGTAGGCAAGAGTCACTGGGTTGGTGGCATGGAGAACGGATACTTTGACAAGACACACGGTAAAGCAACTAACGAACTTGCACGTATGTGGATTAAACTATGCGAAAGATACGCAACTAGAGGCAATGTACGTGGTTATACATACAATGACGAAATGAAAGGTCAGGCTATCTTGCAATTAGCACAAATCGGGTTGCAGTTTGACGAATCAAAG